TGTCAAAACACTGTCAATCCCTTCAGCCCGCAATCCCTCTTTTTCCGCTTGCTGAAGGAGAATGGTCCCCGATCCCTTGTCTTCAATCAGGACACCGGCCGATCCATACATGGCACGGCATCGGACCGCCATGTTATCCAGATTCCGGAAGACTTCCGGCAACCACACATTCAACATCGATCCTTCGATTTGCTGAATGTCCCAATCGAGCACGATCAACGGTATGCCCGCTAATCTCGACACCGCGAAATACGTGACCGCCGTCCCGTCCCTCTCATTACCGACTTTGACCGCGGTATCAATGACCGCATAGACCGAGTCACAAAATCCCGGCCATGGAACGGCTTTGCCGTCCACAAGCATTTTATCACGTCCGAAGAACGCCGCTCCGGACCAATCCACGAAGTCCGCCAGATACTCTTGCTGATACACCAGCGGCGGATAGTCTCTTTCCACCTGTGCCAGTTCAGCGCGAGGCAGATAGGGATTGCCATGCGAAGGCGCGTGGAACGATGTAAACCCGTGTTTGGCTTCATTACAAATCTGCCAAAAGAAGTTCGTGTTATCGATGCCATTGGTGTTCGATAGCACCAATGCCCACCCGGCATAATCAAGAAGCGTTGGCCTGATCGACCGTTGCCAGATTTCCATCATGGCGCCGTTTTTGGTGAATGCTCCTTCGTCAATGATCACGCCTTTATAGCGGCGGGAGCGTCCGGCATTCGGATTATCGAGCGTCCAGAATTCGACGCTCCCACCCGATATCGTTGTAATTTTGCCTTCGGTCTTGGACCTGGTCTCAATGACCGGTTGAAGTATCTCGGCAATACGTTGGTAAGCTGGCGTGACAAACTTGTATTCCGGCGCGAACCAACCAATGGGATGTTTCTTTATCGCGCGATCGGCCGCGAGCGTCCCGCCGTAATCTGTGTTGTGTGTCGGGATGAACGATCTGCCAGCAAGATACAAATGACTCTCACTATCAACCGCGATACATTTCACTGGAACGCTATCGATTGGTATCACGTTCTCAACAAATCTTTGCTCCACATCAGCACGTGGAATGCGTTGATACAAGCGATCCAATTTGCGGCGAAGGCGAAACACTGGTTTGCCTGTCGTGAATTTAACACGATATTTCGGACCGCAGTCTTTACCATTAATCGTCGCACGTCCTTCAAACATAGAAGCACGAATACCCAGAGACAACACTAATTCAAGAACACCTTCCGCTAATGTCTTATTACATGAACAAAATTCACAACGGCCTTTAGTTGTGCTCCCATCCGTATCCATCAAACCTTGAAGAAGGTCCATCCTTTGCGCGATTGAAGCACGCAAATAAACTGGCGGTATGTGTTTGTTCCGAATGACGCCAAGACGCCGTGCTTTCGACCAAAACGAAGTCCGAGGGAATCCACCATGACCATTCGACAAACACCATCCAATAGGGTCCCTGGCCGATTTCTGAACAGGCTGTCCGGCACTCCGAATTTCTTCAATTATCTGGATATCATCTTGATGGCAGGTAAAACCGCCATTAGCGGAAGTTCCATCCCCTAACCACGCACCAAGCACGTACGGATGAATGAGCAAGCGTGCTTCGGGTAATTCCAAAGCCTTGGAGCATGATATTGAGTGGTTGCGATCCCCCCGAGAATTCGAGAACAACGATCCCGCAATATCTTTCGTGGTCCGTATTTTCGGGGATGCTGTTTTGCTACCTCTCGCGTTGTTCTTTCGTGCGGCACTGTCCCATGTCAACCAACGATGATCATCATCCGCGGTAATCTCTGACCTGTCCGAGAAAACCACCTGATTACACGGGCGATCAAGCATCACGTCCGTTACCGCGATCACACGGCATGTTTTTCCTTTTTCATCAAAAAGAACATCATTGACCTGAACATCCCTCATCGTTGTCCAGCCTTTCGGCGTAGGCAACGGCGTATCAATTGCAAGTGCTTTCCCCCAACGTCTCCCACACCGCCCCGCGTAGAACCGGGTACGCTGATCGAACATCCGCACTTGATCACAGTGGAATGTCGGAAGCTTTACCGCGAGTTTGGAGCGGTCATATTCACCATCAAACGGCATGTCATTAGCCTAATCACGCACTCCGGATTTCTTCGCAATAGGCGCACCACCGCCTTGCTTGAAAACTGAATATGCAATGTATGTGGCACACGCATAACCTTGTTCACCCATAAAACAACACCGAGCGGCAAGGCCGTAATCCATCAAATCATCTCGTGCGGATTTGGACACTATCGACCCGTCTCCAATCGGACCTTGAAAAAGAAGTTGCTTCAAAACCTCACGTTGCACAGGGGAAAGAGCGTCCCACACAATGCTTCCGTAAGTGAAGTACCCTTCATCGCTTTCCATTTTGGATATCGCATCTTTGATCTGAGCACTAGACATCACAACCCCGCGATCGGTCTCCGCTTATAGCGAAGCAATGGTTCATCCGGACGAACAACCTGACAGCGCAACTCATGGCCCTGCCTGAAGCGCTCACCGGGAAGGTGAATGATACGATAGATCGTCTTGCCATCCAGTTCCTTGCCACGTTCCAGACCTGTCTCACGGCCTAATTGACGCGCCAGGAGGATCGCGGCGTTCCAAGCTTTCCGGTATTCGCCTTCAGGGAATGTTAAACCCATATTTCAACAACCGCCGGAGCGTCCGTCGAAACACGATCCAGGCGCTCCATTCCCGCCGGTAGCATCTCACGCAAGGCTTCCAGCTTGGGGGCGCTGAGATGACATCGATACGTGACATTTCTCAGGACCGAGAACGGACGGGCGATGAATTCGCCAGGGTAATGCGGTGCGTTTTCGAACACCGTCCATATCAATATGTCTTCAGACTCACGCGCGAAGTGTTTCACCGTCAGCGCTTGTAAGGCTGATATCCTGATACTTGTCACTTCCATCAGTCCAGTGTCTTTCGCTCGCGCTTCACGGCCATGGCCACGGTCAGCGCATCATGATTGCGGGAAACGTATCCGATCATCTCCCACATATCATGATGACACAGCCAGTGTGTAAAACGTCCATCGCTCCCGGCCATGCCTTCCCAGGATTGGAACATGTGAGCGAACAAGACACGCTCGTTATGCGTGCTCATTTGATCGATGTGATGTTGTTCCGCGCCGCTTCGAACAAAGATATCAAAGCGTCGATCATCTCCGCTGATGCCGGTTGACCGGCGGACAACACAGAACATTGAAGACCCGCCAAGGCGCTCGCGAACAACGCGGGATCGATCGGACCATTGTGTTCAGCGATCGATCCCGCGGCGATTGTAAGATATATCATCGCGGGAGTACTCATGATTTTTCTCCGCGGGCGAAACCGTGATGCGATAACATATCTTTGATCCCTTGATCAATCTCGGTTAGTTCCTGAAGAAGATCGCGGGCTTTTTCCACATCCGAAAAATTCATGATGACATTCACTCCACTGGTTTATCATCTGCATCTATATCGGGTTGCGCCGGAGCAAAATCATCTTCGGGCAAACCACCCTGAATTGTTATAACAACCTCTCCCGCCGGTCTATCACTGAACATCGCAAGCGCTTTAGCGAGATTTGTTAGTTGTGTATCCGGATTCCAAAACTTGATTTCTGTAATGTAAACGACTTCCGCACCACCATCCGGCGTATCACTTGGTTGTGTCTTTGTCATTACCTTGACACCAGAAACACGCATCGCGATATGATCGGGAAGTCTTCTAGGATGTAACAAATCTCCGTTATTGTCAAAAACATCTCTAACATCGCCAGATGTCATTAGCTTCATTTTCGCGAGAACACTGTCCGCGGTCAGTTCCGTTTGTTTCATGCGTTCAGAAAGACGCCTTTCGATCTCTGCTTTAATAAAAGGCTGTTTCATCAGCATCACAGCATATTGCGCGGCCGATCTCTGTGAATATCCCGCGCGCCTGACCGCCGCCGCGCCATTCTGGTCAATCATGTACTCGTCAATGAAAGACA